CGTTTTATAAGTGTATCATGGATCTTGACGCTTGCTGTATTGATGGTCATGCTAGAAACATTGCTTATAATGAGCGTATAGGGTTAACAGATGATAGAACAAACATAGGCATACGCGAATATAGAAACCTAGTTGACGCATACATACAAGCATCTAAACGTTGTAGTATAATTGACAATGGCAAGCGTAGAAAATTAAAGCCCTATGAATTACAAGCTATTACTTGGACGGTGTGGAGAAAGCAATGGGGTATATCATAATGATTAAACAAGAATTAAACATACTACATGAATACCGCGTTAATATATATTCATCTGGAAAGCTATTTGCGTATTACATTGAGAAGAGTCACGAACTAGCAATTCAACGACTAGCCAAGTGCAAAAAGCAATATCCCTATTTATCTTTTGATATAGGCGGAGTCACATTATGATACGTTATAAAGCCAGTCTTGAAATAGGATTAAACGATCAAGAACCTATTATAATTTATTTATATGCTTATTCTATGGATCACGTAAAACATATACTAAAAGACTATTTTATAATCGGGATTGTTAAAGTATAACCTAAAACAGTTTAAATAGACTCCCAACTATACCTTAGTATTTATTTACTAGGGTATTTTTGTTTTACTTCAATAGTATAACTTGTGAATGTTATGTTATATTATAACACTTGTATTAATACATTGCCCTTAAACGATTCGTTATAGTGCCAGCCGATTCGCTCCTCTCGTCAAGGAAAAACTTGTGTCAAGTCCTTTATTTTTATGCGTATGTACGATTACGCTTGACATTTTCATTGGGACCCTCTGATTCGTGGGGGTGATTCGCCGCCGACCGTGGTAACACACTACATATCCGAAAACAAAAAAAAGTTAGTGATGCGTCATTGTGTCACAGAGAGCGCGTCTATTACTATACTACACAGAGTCATTACAAGAGGGCCACCCCAAAGAAACAGGACATGCGCTACCCACTTAAGTGAGGGACAACAAAAAAGATATGTTAAATATCAACGACTTATAAAATAGTTGTAATACTTACCTTGCACTTTACGTATTTTAGACGTTATATATAAGTAAGAGGTACTACTTAAGTTTCCCACTATCTGTTTACACTACTTACTGTTTACAGCTAACTGGTTTGAGAAACATAAGTGTATACGTAAGTATATACGTAAGTAGTAGCCAAACAGTTTCCATACTCAACCATGACGAACCTTTCCACTTAACTGAAATAGATGTGGTCATGCCGATGAGTTGTATATTTATAGAAAGAATTTATTATGGCTATACCTGCTAAGAAGTACAGTGAAGTTATTGCTAAGAGGGTTGTAGCTGGAATAAAGAATGGTGTTGCAGTTAGAGACATACTTGGATCAATACAGAAGTATCAAGATGCTCCATCTAGCACAGCAACATTCTATAAACTATATGGCAATCTAATAGCTGAGACTAAAGCTGACATAGTTGGTGAGATAGGTAACGTAGTTGTTAATGCCGCTAGAGGTGGTGACTTTAAAGCCGCTGAGTTCTTCTTAAGATCTAAAGGTGGTTGGTCGCCTAACAGTACTGTAAACGAAGTAGAGCAAGATGTTGACCCCGACTTAGATGAGAGTGCTATAGACAGTTTGATGTCGCTACTAGGGAAGTAGCACCGCTACGCAGTGAAACGGAAAGAACAATCCCGATGAAGAGACAGATAACGGCTGATACACTAAGAGAGCTTCCAACAAGTAAAGTCAATGAGTTGTTTGAGGCACTAGGACCACGTAAGGTTGAAGAGCTAAAGCACGACTGGAGCTTCTGGGCTAGAGACAATCAGTTAGCTCCAGAGGGAGATGACTGGAATACTTGGTTCATTAATGCTGGTCGAGGTTTTGGTAAGACACGTTCTGGTGTAGAGTGGGTAAGAGAACAAGTTAAGGGTGGTACTAAACGTATAGCCGCAGTAGCTTCTACTAACTCAGACATAGAACGAGTTATGGTTAAGGGTGAGAGTGGCTTCCTATCGGTATGCTGGAAAGGTGATAAGACCTATGCTGGCAAGAAGATGGGTTTCCCTGAATGGTCGCCAACAAAGAGGACACTCACATGGGAGAATGGAGCGCAAGTACAGTTCTTCTCCGCAGAAGAGCCAGAGCGTCTTCGTGGTCCACAGTTTGAATTAGCTTGGTGTGACGAGACAGCCGCTTGGAATAAAGATATGGATACTTGGCAGATGTTGCAGTTCTGTATGCGTCTCGGTAAACATCCTCGTATCATGGTGACTACTACACCTAAGCCAACTAAACTGATACGTCAGATACTAAAAGATCCTAAGACTACTATTACTACAGGGTCTACTTTTGATAACTCTGCTAACTTAGCTAAGACATATCTAACTGCTGTTAAAGAACAGTATGAAGGTACTAGACTAGGTAAGCAAGAGCTTTACGCAGAAGTCTTAGAAGAAGCTCAAGGGGCTTTATGGACAACTGCCATGTTGGATGACGCATCTGTTAAGTTAGATGACGTGCCAGACCTTTCCCGTATTGTTGTAGCCCTTGACCCTGCTGTCACCTCTAATGCTGAGAGTGATATGACAGGTATTGTTGTAGCAGGTATAGACGTTAATGGCATAGCTTACGTATTAGGTGATTACACTGACAGACTATCCCCTCAAGGATGGGCATCAAAAGCAATCGAATTATATTATCATCACGAAGCTGATCGTATTGTCGCCGAGGTAAATCAAGGTGGTGATATGGTCAAAACAACTATACATGGTGAAGATGACACAGTACCTTACAAAGCTGTCCGTGCATCTAGAGGTAAATTTGCTAGAGCTGAACCAATATCTGCACTCTACGAGCGTGGACTGGTCAAGCATGTTGCAAATCCTAAAGATAACGCTTCACTCAACGAACTAGAAATACAAATGCGAACATGGGAGCCATTAGGGTCGATTGGATCTCCTGATAGATTAGATGCTCTGGTATGGGCAATCACTGACCTCTCACTTAACGGATACACAAAACCTAAACTTTCCCTCGCTTATTCTAGTGTAAAGGGACTTTCACGTTAACTATAGAAGTATTATTGTCATGGTAAAGAAACTCTCAGAATCAAAAGCTAAATCTACATTAGGAGTAGCTGGTGATAACACATACAACGGTCAAATCCGTGCTGACGAGTTCCTACCTGAACTTCGAGGTAAGAAGGCAATACGCAAGTATCGTGAGATGCGTGATAACGATAGTACTATTGGTGCTGTCATGTATGCTGTTGAGCAGATCCTGAGAGATGTAGACTTACACGTAAAAGCAGTAGACGATAGCCCTGAAGCTATAGTAGAGAAAGAGTTTGTTGAGAGTATCTTAGTTGATATGGAACATTCTCTTGATGACCACATAGCAGAAGCTATATCTAATTTGTCGTATGGCTTTAGCTGGAATGAAGTTATATACAAGAGACGTGTAGGTCCAACAGAGAGATCACCTAAGAAGCACTCTAAGTTTACAGACGGACGTATTGGTGTTCGTAAGATATCTGCTCGTGCGCCTTGGACTATAAGTAAGTTTGATGTAGACCGTAAGACTGGTGAAGTGTTAGGAATAGAACAAGAGATAGGTTATAGAAACGGCAGAAACTATATACCTACGAACAAGTCTCTTTATTATAGAACAACAAGTTTAAATGGAGATCCAAGTGGTCGTTCTATTCTTCGTAACGCTTATACTTCTTATGAATATCTTAATAACCTACAAGCTATAGAAGCTATTGCAGTAGAACGTGAACTAGCTGGTATCCCAGTAGCTCGTATTCCTGCTGAGTACCTATCAGGTGATGCTTCTGCCGCACAGTCAGGTTTCGTTGGAAACTTACAACAGATCCTTAGAGATGTTAAGTTTAACGAGCAAGGTTACATAATATTACCTTCTGACAGCTATCCAGATAAAGATGGTTCTCCTACTAACCAAAAACTAGTTGATATAGAACTTATGTCTTCTAGTGGTAGCCGTAATATAGACATTGATCCTATTGTTAAGCGTTATCAGCATGACATAGCAAGATCTATGCTTTCCGAGTTTCTTCTACTAGGATCTCAAGGTGGTTCATACGCCTTATCCAAGTCGAAGACAGACCTGTTCCTTCGTGCGCTTGAGAGTTACATCCAAGCAATCACAGATGTTCTCAACAAACAGTTGGTCGAGCGACTGTGGGAGTTGAACGGTCTGAACTATGACATGATGCCAACTATTGAAGCTGGTGATGTTGCCCCACACGACTTACGTGAGATCGCTAGTTTCCTACGTAATCTTAATGGTGCTAACATTGATGTGTCTCAACATCCAGAAGTTATTAGTGATCTTATGGGCATAGCTGAATTAGAATACGACCCGAACATAAATGTTAAGATCGAAGATGAGGTTGAAGACTAATGAGCAATCCTACAAAGATATACAATGATTATGTTAGAGCTAATTTACCTAGCACTATGACTTTCGATTCTACTACTGTTAGATACGACATTAATAATCACTCCTTCTTCAAGTTCAAGAAGTCCAACTGGTATTTTAAGTATATAACCAAGTTTGGATATGCTTCCCTTTCAGCATATGCTGTAAACAACTTTGATCCTGACCTAGTGTTTGACTTCAAGCAGAACTACTACAGGACAGGTGGCACAGAAACTACCCTAAGCCCTGCTGTAACACATACTCGTGCAGGTAATGCTACAATGACAGACTCAGATGGTAAGATCAAATGGGCGCCACATAACCTTTTAATTAGGTCTGAAGAGCTGAATTTGTGGAGTCAATTAGGAACTGGTTCTGTTGTTGTAGACAATGCTGTTGCTCCAGATGGGACAACCACGGCGGCTACACTTACAATCGGCTCTACTACCGCTCTTAGGTATATTCTTTCTTCTGCCACATATACTGCAGGAGATAAAATTACATATTCCTTCTGGGCAAGAAGTGACACTGTAACGTCAATAGGTTTTGGAATTAATGGTGGAGCCTCTACAGGTAACAATGCTATATATGCTAATCGTGCAGTAACAAGCACTTGGAGCTTGCTTGAATTTGAATTTACAATTTTAAGTAGTGACGCTTCGCTTTACTATATAATTGGAAAACAAGGCGACAACCCTGTAAATAACCAATTAGGTGACATAGAAATCTGGCATCCACACACCTACCGAAGTGGCTTAGGTGGAATGGTAAACAACTCAGCAACAGGCAACAGCTACGTCCCAACAACAAGCTCTCCTGTTTATGCACCAAGAGTTGGACATCACGTCTACAATGGCTCTGCTTGGGTTAACGAAGGCGTACTCCATGAGAGTGAAGCTAGGACTAACAGGGCAACTAATTCAAATCTTTTTAGCAGTAACAATTATACTAAAAATAACATAAGTGTTACTGCTTCTTCTGTTACTAGCCCTGACGGATCGAATAATGGCTGGAAGATAACGCCAACTGGAACTAATCCTTATATTAGAAGAGGTGGTTCAATATCAGGTAATTTTACGCATTCTCTGTATGTAAAGAAAGATACTGCTGATTATGTTGTTTTAGGTCATGGTGCTGGAACTAAAGGACTTTTAATTAACTTTTCTTTTGCATCAGGTACAGTTGTAGACACAGGCGCATATGGATCTTCTACTACCTATATAAGCAATACAGTTGAAAATGTAGATAACGGTTGGTATAGAATTAGTGTAACTGGTAACACTGGAGCCAATAACAATCTTGTAACATTCCCTTGGGATTCTGCAACAGCTCCTACAAATTTAGACAGTTCATCTAATGCTAGTTCATCTACAGTT